CACTATTGGTGCTTGTGGGCTTTTGCTTAATGACATGGCAAAACTACACACACCTTTTGTTTTATATGATTTGTCATGTCGAATGGCGACATAGTTATTGACATCACGTGAGTAAACTGCCTGATATTCATCAGTATCGAGATAAAAGCCTGTATCACTTTCCCAACGTTTTAATTTACGTTGTGTCTCTGCTATCTTAGAGGTTTTAACTTTCAAAAAGACACCGTCTGTGTTAGCACTTATAACTTCATCAGGTTCAAACATATCAATTAAGTCAATCAGTGCGAGTTGTCCTGTTACAGCGACTTGTAGAGCGACTTTTGGGTCATAAAGCACTGAGTACACATTGGTGAATTTCCCATAACAACCATTGATGACAATTTTCAATGAGTCATTACGAGCTTTATCGCCCTTCTCTTTTGCCTTTAGTCTTTCGTCTACAAGGTGTTTGTATACGGCTAGAAAATTATTGCCTATATGCGATGGACATAGTCCACAATTGATGATGATAGAAGGATAGTAACTAGAGACATCAGCATTGATTATAATCTCATTATCCTTACATATAAACGCTTCTTTCTTTTCTGTTGAGTGTATACCGCCTAAACCAAGTTGATATTTTTTAGGACCTCTTTTATATGTCATATCACTTCTCTTGATAGTATCAGGTAGTGTGATATTGCCCGCATTATTCAATTTAAATGTTATATTCTCAAAGATTTGTTTACACGATGTTTTGATGAAATCAGGTGTGTTATAGTCATATGTAGTATCCCTAGATACTATAGGTGTACCACTCAAACAAAGTCTTGACTTCATATAGTCTTCTGCGATATTACTATCAGAACGAGACATGACGTCTAAATTAAAATCATTAGACATTTTACGTCTTAGTTGTATTTGCGGTCCTAACTTTTTAAAAAGGTTTTCAGTTAGTTCAAGATCATTTTTCCAATAATTGAAAATTTTATCTTTCTGCTGTTCGTTTAAAATCGATCCAGGTGCGATAGGCAGATCTTGTAATCGTTCACATCCTATACGACCATTATAGCATTTCAACGATATGTACTTTGCAGGGCATAATGAATAGAGGTCAATATGTGAGATATCGAACATCTCATTTAAAGGTGTGACTGAGAATTGTCGATAGGTTTGAAAATAGATTGCTTGAGATGATATGATATAGTTACAGACGTTGTTTAATTCATAGCATGTCATTTTTGAAAAACAGCTAGCGAGCATTGGCAAGTCGAAATTCATTGAATTAAAACCGATAATAATATTATTTTCTATCAGTTCTGATATTCTATTTAGGTCCGCTAGTTTGAATTTTTGATCTTTTTCTTTAAGCTCAAAATGATATATCTCGTCAGAGTCAACTCTTTTGAATCCAACGAGAAAATAATTAGGATATGTTTCAATATCAAATACTAAAATCTTTTTTTTTTCATCATATTATATCATTCCCATCATCGTATTCAGCTAGCTCTTGAAACTTATTGGTCGTATCTATCATACCACTTGTAACAACTTCACCATGTCGAAAGAATTGAATACCGCAAAGATTGGCATTCGCTCTTTTACCATAGGTATTGTTTTGAATCCAACAGTCTAAGACAAGATTGACATAGCAACCTGAGTAAAGTACATCATCTTCTTTTGTTACAGGATTACGCTTTCTATCAAATGTTTGAGGTCTATTGTTTGACGATGCCTTGATGATCCACATTCCGTCATGTAATTCATTAGGTTCTGCCTTACCCTCATTTTTCAAGTCGCCGTCAGTTATAAATCTTTTATCTCTATCAACGCTAAATCCTGCCGATTGCAATTTCCTTGCGATATGCTCATCGATCATTTTCTTTTGTTTAACGTCAGTTTTAGGTAATAGAAAGGTAGCCATATATTTACCTTCAACGCCCTTATAAACATTTTTTTCAAATATTGATGGGTAAACCATTCTTATATTTGATATTAATATACTAGTATCATCGCCCATTATCAATGCTCCATAGATTTGAAAAGTTCTTTAGTGTTTACTGGATGACCTTTTTCACTTTCTTTCACAAGTTTCAAAGTACCCTCTTGTTTAAAAATAAGATTATCGATTAATTTTTTATCTTTAATCATCTTGCGTGCATCGGTAATGCCAATCAGTTTTCTCTTATATGCCTTATCTTCTAAGATATCAACCAATACACGCTCTGCAATGTCCTCTTTCCATTTAGATGTGGTTTTTCCACGTATCAGTTTAAGACCTTTGACACTTTCACCTGATGAGAGTTTGTCCATGAAATAGGTGTCAATACTTTTGATAAATAGTGTAAAAAGATCTTTATTTAGAAACACATCAAGTTTCTCTTGGTCTGTTAATTTTTCATATGTCATATCGTTCATATCTGAAAACCTAGATTTCATTTTTGATTCCAAATGCTCTTTGACAGCAGAGCAGTCAGGTAAAGCTAAACACCATCTGCATTGTTTATCACCTGGTGTTCTTGTCAAGTCACCTTGTTCTATGAGATCGACTCTATGTTTGACATAGTTACCAAATTTCATTAAATCGTCTTTTGATATTTTCCATGTGTCAAAATGAGAGAGTCTAACCTGACATATATGTATGAGAAATTCGTCAATCTTTTCGTCAATAGAAAGCACATCAAGTTCAGACATGAGACCTAAACAGTAGAGTTGTGCTTGCGTATTTTGATATGCATCGACTTTCACACCGATACCATATTTCAAGTCAAATATGTGTATTGTTCTGTTTTTGAAATCAACAACAGATGCATCGAGTGTGCCAAAACCATTTTTAGCGTATTTCTCATATGAGACACGTTGTTCACAATAATTTATTGTGTCATGTCTTTGATATGATCGTACGTAATCGACATAGTGATCAACATAGGTACACATCTCTTCGTCAACGTCAATATCGTTTACTTTAGTATTCAAATGATCTATTGCATTTGAGTTGCTAGACAAACATATATCTGCGATATGATGTGCGACCGTACCTATTGCTGCCGCTGAATAAGGTGTGTCTTTCTTTTTATACTCTTTTTCAGCATGCAGTGATCCTAAGCAGTTCAACCATTTTGAGCTTGAACTAGCAGAATAGTAAGCATGTTGTGTCATAATTTTTTCAATTCTTCGTAAGCTTCAGTTAGATGTTTCTTTGGGATTTCACTTAATCTATTAGCCCCAAATTTATGGGATATGGCTTTTAAACTTGCGGCCATTTTGTCAGGTTCAGAGGATGTGGTAAGTTTTTTCTGAGCGAGATATATCAGTTCAGATTGTTCAATAGGCTCTTGACTGTCTTCTTTTTTTTCTGTATCATGATAACTGTTAGACGTTTCAAGAATAGAAAATAAAATATCAATAGTATTATGAATTGATTTGATTAGATCATCTCTAGTGTAGTGTTGCATATTTATCCTTTAGATTTTAAATTTAGTGTGTGAGAACTCTTATTTTAGAACATAGGTGTTGTTTTTTCAATTTTTGAAATGGCTAACTTTTTTTTTGGGAAGTGATCAATTATGGTTTTAGAGGAATTAGACTATCTGTTAAGTGAGGGTCTTAGTTTAGTACATACGTATAACACTAAAGTGTTTGAGAAAAAATTTAAAAAGCTTAATGATGAAAAAAAGAAAAGCTTAAGATCTATTTGTAAAGTACCATGTGTAAGATGGAAAAACTTGTTGATTGCACCTAAGACAAAAAACTATCTATTAACAAAACTTGAGAAGGGACATTTGAATTTTGCTATTGTTCTAAATCAGAATACTGTAGTTGTTGATGTTGATAATAAAAAAGGTAAGAAAGGGGATGAAAGCCTAGATAAATTACTAAAATATTTGAATGTTTCACGTGAAACATTTTTACCGAGTGTGAAAACACCTCATGGTCATCATTATTATTTAAGAATAAAAGATGGATATGACGCAAATATTCAAAAAATCATTGTTGATAATGAGCATTTGAATGGTATTGAGTTTTTATCTCATGGTCATATCTGTACGTCACCTTTTTCAATATTACCTGCTCATTATCTTGATGACGATAGTGATAGGTTTAAATATGAGTTGATTGATGGTAAGATAAATTTCATAGATATTGGTGACGATAGCAATCTCTATAATTTAATTAAGAAAAAAGAAGATTTTGAAACAGATGATTTTCAAAAAAAAGTTAGAGAAAATAATCATGACCAAGAGAAGATGTCTGTATCAATGGATGACATTATTCTATGGTTATCTGAGATAGACAATACTAGCTATGATATTTGGTGGCGTACTGCTACAGCAATCAAGGATAGATTTGACAATGCTGTGGGGTTTGAAATTTTCAATGAGTGGTCTAAAAGAGACTATGACGATTATGATTATAAAGCTACTCTTGATCAATGGGAGAGTGTGTCATCATACACTGATAATCAGGTGAAAGGAATCAATGTTTTTTGGTTGCATAAACTTTATAATGATAGTGTTTCAAATGATTTAGATAAGAAAAGAGGTTTTTTTGATAACCACAGAGCAATGATTGATGGTAACATTATTAATATTTGCTTAACTGAGAATAATATTTATACCAACAATGCCATGCGTTTAGATCCTGAAATAAGATCAATATTACCATCTAAAGCCAATCCTTACACTGAGCTTTGTTCATATCATGGATATAAGGTGTATGGGACAATATATGACGTTGAGAATTACGATAAACTAATAGTCAGTAAGAATGAAGGATATGATTCAACACAGTTGTTGTATTATCAAAATGTAGCATGTGTTATGGGTATGCCAAAAAGCAGGGATACGATTTCAGATAGAGGATTTGATGCTCTAAACATGATAGATAAGGTTTTCGATTGTCTGTCCAATGGTAGCAATATTGAGAAGAATCTTATTTATGATTATATTACGCATGTTGTGAGATACCCACATATAAAGATATCATGGGTATTGATGGTAAATGGAATACAAGGTATTGGTAAATCATTGATCACACATATCATTAAAACATGTCTAGGCGACCACTGTTTAATTCTAACACCTGACGTATGGTCAGAGAATTTCACAGGTGTATTTAAAAATCATTCTTTTTATGCATTTGAAGAGCTTTTGGCACATAATAATTCAACCAATTTCAATAAAATAAAAAATTTAATCAAATCCTTGCTTATAAACACTGAATATCGCATTGTCACAGCAAAATATAAAGAACCGTCTAAACAGAAAAACAATTTTAATATGTGTATCACGTGTAATATCGATGATGATAAATTTGCATTGAATGATGACGATAGAAAGCTATGTGTCATTATGCCTGACTGCAAAAAGTTAGACGACAGCTATGATTATCTTGACGTTACCAATAAGGATGAGTTCATTGAGTTTTTTACAAAACTATATGGCATGTTAAAAGAGCAGAGTGTCAAAGAGTCTTTGGTTAATTATTTTAGGATATCAAGAGAGATAACCGATGATTTTAATGTCGCATTGCCACCTGATACTGTTGGTAAAAAAGAGATGAAAGCAACGTCTAAAGATTCATTTTTTGCTTACTATGATGAGTTGTTGAGTATCATCAATGACGGGGGAACATTGTTTAATTCTGAGTTTATTCATCCTGCCGCCATTATCAATGAGATAAAACACATGGTGGACTGTGAGTTTTGGGATGTTGATTTAAGGAAATTAAAAGATAAGAAAATTGCAACGATACTAGAACATTTAGGTTATAAGAAAATAGACAAAAGGTATCGTTTGACTGGTTTTTGTAACTCAAGTTTTAAGCATGCTAATTTAAATGGTAAGGAACGTTTTATATTTTATTCTAAAACAGGTGAAGAAGTACTTGTTGATGAGATTAGACAATCGCTATCATTATAGACTATGCTATTAATACTATGTTATTTTATATAAATTATTGTTATTCATGTCAGACGAAATTTATCTTACCAATGATTCGGTCATAGACACATTTAAACGTTGTAACTATGTGAAGTCGACAACCGCAGAAGTGTTGAATATATCATACACTGCATTTAAGAATCTTGTTTCACAGAGACCTGAGCTCGATGAAGCGTTAAAAGATATGCGAGAAGAAATGGTTGATTCTGTTGAGGCGTCTATGATTGAGAATGCACTGAATGGGAATGTCACAGCCGCAAAATATATTCTTGACAACTTGGGTAAATCAAGGGGATACAATGTCAAGAGAGAGCAGACCTTTGTTGATGATAGTAAAGAGGTTCTAACTATCATGAGAAACAAAAAGAACACGTCAATCATAGATGTCAATACAACAAATAACACCTGAAGAAAAAGTCGCTTGTAAAACCGATTTTTTATATTATTGCAAAAAATCTTTTGAGGCGATATCAGGTTCTACCTTTGAGATCAACTGGCATCATCGCATCATTGCAGAGACGATGGAAGCTGTGCTTCTTGGACAATTGCAAGACGTTATTATAAATTGCCCACCAAGATACACTAAAACATTGATGGTTGTGATAAAATTCATCACATGGTCTTTAGGGCTATTTCCTGATAGTGAGTTCATTCACATATCATATTCTAAAAAACTATCCGCATCTAATACATATAAAGCAAAGTCAATTGTTGAAAGTGAATTTTATCAATCCTTATTTCCCGGTTGTATGCTAAAGCAAGATAGTAAGGCTCGTGACGAATGGAGAACGACAGCAGGTGGTATTGTATATGCTACTGGTTCTGACGGAACGATAACAGGATATGGGGCAGGAAAACTAAGGAATACTTTTGGTGGAGCTATTTTAATAGATGATCCACATAAAGCCAATGAGGCACATTCTCAGGTTAAACGTGAAGGTGTTATTGAAAACTATGAGAATACGATTGAGAGCAGACGTAACTCAAGAAAGACACCGATTATCATAATAATGCAAAGGCTACATCAATCAGATTTAACGGGGTATTTATTAGCAAAAGAGCCTAAAAGATGGCATCATGTTAAGATACCTGTTATTAATAAGAAAGGTGTTGTTTTATGGGAAAATAAGCATACCTATGATGACTGCATGAAGATGAAAAAAAACAATGAGTATGTTTTTTATGGTCAGTACATGCAAGAGCCAACAGTCAAAGGTGGGGCTATTTTTAAGGATGATTGGTGGAAATATTATGATAGCTTACCAAATTACCAATATAAAATAATAACAATAGACACAGCTCAAAAAACTAAAGAGCATAACGACTATACGGTGTTTCAATGTTGGGCATATTACAAGCATCAGATATATCTTGTTGATCAATATAGAGATAAGGTTGAGGCAAGAGAGCTAGAAGAACAAGCTTTGATTTTTATTGATAAACATCAAACGACTGATTATCAAGTGACAGGTCATTTAAGATATGTTTTGATTGAAGATAAGGTGAGTGGTACAACATTAATTCAAACTTTAAAACATAAAACAACTGTAAACATTAAAGCAATACAAAGGAATACTGATAAGTATACTAGGGCATATGATTGTGTCCCCTATGTGTCAGACGGTAGAGTTTTCCTACCCTATAAATCTAGCTTTACTGACGCATTCATATCAGAAATGAGTAGTTTTTCAGCAAAGAAATTATATGATCATGACGATCAGGTTGACTGTATGATGGACGCAATAAATTATATGTTGAGACCGTCTCAAGTTTATGCGGGAACTTGGTAAATTATGTTATAATTAAGTCATATGTAAATACAAATGATAATCATTATCAATGGCTGAAATATTATATTTAAACGAATCGTTATCTAGCATAAGACGTTCTATTACAAATGATTTAAGTAGACATAAAGAACGAGATGAAAGATATGATGTTTTAAATTACATTAAAAATCCAACCTATATCGATTATTACGATAAATACACACGTCAAGACATTGCTAAGCGTGTTGTTGACACATACCCTGACGCAACATGGTCACATCCCCCTATCATAAGTGATGAGGAGGAAAGCAATGATCCGACCGATTACCAAAAGAATTTTGATAAGTTTGCTAAGAGAGTTCAACTTTATTATGAGATGAATAAGTTGGACAAACTAGCGACACTAGGTACATACGCTGTTATGCTCATCGGTGTGAAAGACGGTCGTTCGCTAGAACAACCTATGGGAAAATTAAATTCTCTTGATGATGTGGTATACCTAACACCTATGACAGAAGAAACGGCTGTCATAGATACATATGATAGTGACCCATCTAGTTATCGTTATGGACATCCCTTGACATATAAAGTAAAACTTAACGACTATAGATATAACACCATGCCCCATAATGTTAAAGAGATGCATCAAAATGAAAGGATTGTTCATTATACAAGAATGTTGCATGTCGCAGAAGGGGTTATAGATAACAATGTTTTTGGTGAACCTAAGCTCAAGAAAAATTACAATCGATTAGACGACCTAGAAAAAATACTTGGTGGATCAGCTGAGATTTTTTGGTTAAATGGTCGTGGTGGTTTATCAATCAATGCACATAAAGATACTGAAATACATGATAGTAAAAAATTAGAAGAACATACCGAAGATTATGCCAAGAAACTAACACGTATTTTAAGAACAAAAGGCATGGATGTTAAAACCTTAGATTTCCAAGTACACAGCCCTGAAAAGCATGTCGAGGCACAAATAGATATGATATGTGCATCTGAGAACATACCTAAAAGAATTTTAATGGGTTCTGAACGTGGTCACTTATCATCATCTCAAGATGAGAAAAATTGGGTAGCACGTGTTGTTGAGAGACGTGAGAATTTTTGCACACCAAGAATGATCAATCCTTTTATGGATATTCTCATAATGTCAGGTGCGTTACCCGATGTTGACTATTACGTTGAATGGCATGAGCTAAGTCATATATCAGAGCAAGATAAGGCAGACATAGCAGTCAAAATGTCTCAAGCGATATTTACTTATGCCAATGGACTTAACTCAGAGATGTACGTACCACCTGAACAATTTGTTGAAGAGGTTTTAGGTCTAACATTTCAAGCAGATGATACTTTAGATCCGATGGACTATATCAAATTCAAGGACGCAAATAAGTTTGACAACAAACTGAAATCTAAGGACGGTGAACAAGATTCTGAAGAAGACAATAAGGATGACGAAGAATGACGACTGTTGTTACGATTGAGAAAATGAACGGTAGATATCACATGGTAGAAAAAAGTGTTACGCATAACTCAGATGTGTTCCAACTTCCATACAACTATACGTCTGTCAGCGTATCTATTAGTAATGTGAGTAGTGGATCTGTGACATTGCAATACTCATTGTCATCGACTATCGATACCAATACTATTTGGATAGACAGTAGTATATTGAATGTAACAGCGGATGAAAGTATTCATTTTTCAAATCCCATCAAGTATTTACGATTCATAGGTGATAGCAATAGTGCGACATACACGATTCAAATAATGGTAAATGGAGTAGCATGAAAATGGTAAATGGTGTTGATACTTTAGGCCGCAATTTTAATGGTTTTTCTGCTGATGAGTTTAAAGACGTTAATATAAAACGTCATATCGTGAATGATCGTGTTTCTATGTATGAACAACTGGGTAAATCTGAAAACATTGATAGTAAGAAAATCTATAAAACAGAAGATGAAGATAATTATCATTATTTTATTGATACTGATAGAAATTTCAAAGAACATTTAAAATCGTTTAGCCAACTAAAAAAAGATAAAAAATCTCAAGTAGGTGCGACTGGGGGTTTGTCTGCTATTGGTTTAGTGTCTTTTTTAGCAGTTGAGTTAAGCAATCCGATTGTTAATATTCCAGTTACTGTGGGCGTTGGTGTTATTGGTTTAGGTGTACTGTACATTACCTACAAACGCATGAGCAGAAAAGAAAAAGACAAATTCTTTGATGATTTTTTACAAGGATTAAATCAAAAAATCGCTGATAGAGTACACAACAAAGAAACCATTGTTGGTTTTATGAACAATGGCACAATAGATAAAGAGTTATTTTTAAGCAAAGTAAAATGCAATCTTGCTTTTTTTGATTATAAAAATAAAAGTAAAATCAAAAAAAATCACAAAAAGTTTGTGCAGATTAGTTTACCTAAGGTAACAACAGTTAATAATATTCACTCAGAGTTTAAAAACTTTACAAGCAAAAAACAAGTTGAAGAAAAGCATGTTTTCACTGAGATTAAAGACAGCAACATTGTTGCAAAGTTCGGTGATTATGAAGTTGAGATTAAGATTTAAGGGGAGAACATGGCAGACCATACGATAACAGCAATACCATCCGACACTCGGCAAGAAATAAAAGATAATGCGGTGTATAAAAATGGTATTTATGATTTGGAAGGTGATTTAAGAATTAACAACAATCTAACTTTTACTTTAGACAGAATTAATCTTGTGTTGCAAGGCTTAAATCCAAGTACCAATTGGATAGGCGATAGCGAAAACGCTAGTTCGAATAATGGTAGATTAAGAGTTACTAATTCAAATATTGTTATACACAACGAAAACAATCGTACTTCTTGCATTGGTGCTGATTTTGATAATTGTTCAGTTGTTTTTACTGGGAGATATCCTGGACCTGATCGCAGAGTAAATGGACTTTTTTCAGATTGCACAATTAGAAATCTTACAACTACTGACGGCACTACTGGAGGTGCAGAAGGAAATTTATCTAATAGTCAAATTTTAAGGCTTGAAAATCGAACATGGACGCAACTTTCTAATTGTAAGTTGTATAGATGTGTTTTAGCACCTTATACATCATTTTCGGCAACTAATGTTGATTTTGAAGATTCATCTCAATTTTTTAATTCTATGGATGGAGATACTAACGCAACAATAAATATGATTGATTGTGGTATTATTGATGGTGGTGTGAATAGTGTTTTTTTTAAAATTTGGCAAAATAGCACGCATGCAAACGTTGATAATAGAACCTATAATTTTTTAAATTGCACTAACAACAAAACTGTTGCAAATGATAAAGAATGGGTACACAAATCTTTATCTTGCTATGAAAACAGAACCTTAAAAGAAAATATAAATTTTCAACGAAGATATAATATTCAGTTATCTATAGACAATCCGACAGCACCTAGAAAGATGATTTTATGGGGAAATAGTGCAACGCCTATTTTTGATGTAAATACGTCAACTAATGAATTTGCAGAGCAAATTTTTACAGTTGCAAGTTTGACAAATTTTGTTAGTGGTTCTGCATCATCATCAGTCACAGAAATTCAGCCTTACAAATACTTAAACGAAATAGATAGTTACGATTATACATCAACCAGTGGTGCAAGTGATATTGATGATGAATATGATAATACACCATCTGTTTATAGTTTTTTAATTGAATGCTATGGTTTTGTAGCAGTTTATGAAAATAATTATCATATTTCGTACGTGAATGACAATGGGAATAAGGGTACTAGAACCGAAAAATTTTTATATCGCTTAGAAGTGGATACAAACATTACAAAAAGTTATTCTGATATTCAAGCATTAACAACTGTATCTACACTTGATGATTTTTATGATTTAATACGATATCATGAATATTTAAATCCAACTAAGAATTTAGTCAACAACAAGCGTGTAACAGCAAATGGTTCAACGTTAGATTTTGGAGCTTATGATATTGTTATTGATAAAACATTATCAAGTGCCATAACAGTAACAGCAAGTGCTATAAGTGTGAAATCAGACCAACTTTTACAAGGAACAAAATTTACGAATATTGCAACGACTGGTACTTATTCAGAAATCAACAATGCAACACAAACAACAGCTATCGTTAAAGATACGAATGGTGTACGTGTTACTTTTAATTTAAGTAATGGAGATATTATTAAAGGAAAATATGGTGCTACTGATACACTAATACCTTTTGAAACTGTAACTGGAAGCAAAAGAATTACAATACCCGAAAATACAGCCATAACATTGTTTGTTAAGCGAGATGGACAAAGAGAACAAGTGATTAGTACAAATTCCGAACAAGGAAAAACCATTGATTTTAGCTTTACAGCATTAGATGGTGCAGCAACAACTCTGAGTTGGATAAATGATATTAATGTCTCTTTTGTTGATAATGCCGATGATACTTTAGATAAACTGACTATTAATTTTGATGGTACAAATAATATTCCTGATTTGGAAACCAACATGACAAATACGATTGTCAATCACATACAATCGCAAGAAGCGTATGCAGATTTATGTCTATCACGTAATAGTGCAAGATTTTTCAGAATCGAACCGAATTTAAACATGCACATATTTAATGTTGATGTTGATTTTACTTTAGATAATTCTATCGCTACAAACATTAACTGTAGAATACCAATGTATACGACTAACTCAACAATCGATACGCCAAAAAACACACATGTTGATAAAAACTTAATGATATTTTATTTCTTAAATTCATCACCTGATATCGATTATAACTTGTTGCAACTCAGAGTGAATGAAGCAAGCAACGTTGTAGATATCAAAAATAAAGTTGATAGTATGGATATTAACGCTTTAGCAAACACGCAAAGCACCATATTGCAAGAAATAGCAAAAGTGCCTGAAATGAACATAGGAATGAAAATAAACGTACATGAAAGCAATATTACAGTGCCAAGTGGTGAAAGTGTTTATTTTGTGGTTCAAGGTTCTGATTTTGAAGATGAATTAGGGAAAATAAGAGATGTAGTAAACAACACATGGGTAACAGAAGCATCTGCTAACAATGATGTGTTGATATCAACAACACTAGTAAACAATTATTATGTAGCAGACAATCCAGTATCGCCATGTGTAAAACGTGAATGTTTTGTTGTAACACACGATACAACAAATACATTTAGTATGTCATCAGCTAATATTCACAAGACTTTAATTTTAGGGTGTTAATCTAATGGGAAGAGTTAAAACAGCAGTAACCAACAGCCAATTATTCAACGTTCAACTGTCAGACACTGCATCTGATGATTATGGTAAGGTTTTGGGGTTAAGCACAAGTGGTGGCATAGCACGATTTTTTGATGTCAGTGATTTATACACTTGCGTTGATAATATCAATTCAAGTGACACAAATAAACCTTTATCAGCAAGACAAGGTAAAGTGCTTGCCGGCATGATTAATTCATTGAATGAATTAATGCAAAGTGATAACGTGAATCTTGATACTATGCAAGAAGTGGTTGACTTTATTCTTGCCAATCAGCAAAGCATTAACTCACTTACAATTAACAATATCAGTGGATTGCAATCTGCTTTAGATAGCAAAAGGAATTTAACAGATAGTATAAGCTACAATGATTTAACTAATTTACCAACACTATTTGATGGTGATTATAATAGTTTAACCAACAAGCCAGTTTTATTTAGTGGTAGTTTTAATGACTTAACAGATGTTCCAGCTAGCTCAAGCTTTAGTGGTAGCTATGACGATTTAACCAACAAACCTGTTTTATTTAGTGGCAGTTACAACGATTTAACCGATGTGCCTGCTAGCTCAGGTTTTAGTGGAGATTACAACGACCTAACTAACAAACCTACAATAAACAATGATTATAATAACCTTGATAATTTACCTACATTGTTTGATGGTGATTATAATACTTTAACTAACAAGCCAACAAGCCAACCTATCAGCTTCATAACTGGATTGCAATCAGCTTTAGATTCTAAGGCAAATGTTGGTGGTGGAAGTGGTGGCAGTACTTCTAGTGGTACTAGTGTTTCAAGTGTAGTAATAACGCATACATCTGAACATATTGAAACAATACCTAGTTTGTCTATGAACAATGGTGATGTAAAATACTATTGGATAGCCAACAAAAGCGATGTGAATAAAGTGATATTTACAACGAATGCCAATACTGATTTTCTAAATGGTCTTGGATTTGAAAATGGCGAAAAACCAAAATATGCTGTTCGGTCATCAAAAAAATATACTTTGGTTGTTTTACAGAAAATATCTAATAATAATTATTCTATATATAGTAGTGAAGAAACATCTTTATACAACATATTGAGATACTTATTATATTTCAATACTTCTCATTCAAGCACTACTTATAATTATTTGGTTGGAAGCGGTGTGCCTAGTGAGTTCATGACTAGCAATTCAACAGGGTGGTGGTTTGCAATAAAAATCCATAGCCCTTTTAGAATATCTGATGACGCACAAGTGTTATTTTCAACCAACAGTTTTAGCGTTGCATATTATGGTGATGGCACTTATTTTTCAACGCAAGGTACAAGTGGATATTTACAAAACAGCGTTGATAAAATTGTCAGTTCGAATCAATGGTTAGTGTTTCAATGGCGAAATACAGATCGCTATGATGCTTGGATTGATAATGTAAAAGTGCTTGATAATACATCAAGTGGTGGAACACCACCTAGCACTGCACCAACTGGTTTTTATTTTGGTAAAGAGCCGAGTGGTTCATATCAATATGAGCTAGCTGATGTCAAAATCTCATCAATGATGATAGGCTTAGGCAACTTGCTTGATAGTGAAGTGGCAGAGTTTACAACAGAAGTAACTGGTATTAGCGAATTGTCATCAACACTGAATGCTAAAATATCTAATGCATGGATACCTGATGTTTCTAGCATGCATACTGTTAAAGGTGATATCAATTTCACCACGAATGGCGATAGTATTTATTTTGAAGAGGCATAGTCATGGCAAGCTTTTTTATTAACTCAAGGTTCACACCGAGTGCAACGATTAAGGTTGATTTGTTTGATGATGATGGTAATAGCTTGGCTACTGATATCACAGCATCTCATGATACTTTAGGTCAATTTGAAGTCAATGCAGGAACGCATAATTGGTTATACGCCAAAGTGTTTTATGAGTTTAATTCTATAAAGCACTTTTGTGAAACACAATATAACACCAATTTCTCACAAGGCGTTCAAGGTTTAACCACTGCACAAGCAACACAATTAACCAACGTTGAAAATCAGTTAACCACTAATTTTAATACTAATGTACAAGGCTCTTTGGACGCTTATACAAATAAAGACGATTGGAAAGGCTCTGGTGCTACACCACCAACAGCAACGGCTATTGCAACTGCTGTTAGAACCGAGTTAACTACTGAATTAGGACGCATTGATGAAAATGTAAGTGCCACTAAAGACAGTAATATTGTTTCTGTCAATGGTACAGCGACAACAAGCATTGAAGATTTTCAAGACTTTACATCTTCTGATGATACAAAGATGAACAATTTAATATCTAGTTTTAATCGTGTAAAACATTCGATGATAGTTACAGAAACAACTGCTACTACATCTGCATCTGCATCTGCTGGGTTGAATCAAATCACTTTAAATATAAGTGAGAATGCCTATTACACTAGCACATTGTTTGTTGACTCATATTGTTTATTGAGTCCAAATAGTTTTACTAATGATCCACTTAACAATTTTCAATTGTTAAAAATAACTTCTCAAGATACTAATCCAAGCGAATCTAATAAAATTAGAATTACTTTTGATGAAAATATTACCAATTTTACCAGTGGAAATTCATTAAAAGTAATGTTTTTAAGGGGTCAATTTAATCCAACAGATTTAAGTACTATAGAGACAGCTCTAACTACTAATAGACAACCTCTTTTACATCAAGACCTTGATGCTTATACTAACAAAGATGATTGGAAAGCAACAGGTAGCGGTGGTGGTAGTGGTTTAACTACTACACAAGATACCACCTTAAATGATATTAAAGATGCAGTAGTAACCAATAGACGACCTTTTTTACATCAAGACCTTGACGCTTATGCCAACAAGTCGTCATTCATGGCAACAATACCAGCTACAATTGGTGCTAACATTGTCTCTATCAATGGAGAGCCAACAAGTGGTTTAGCGAGTGTTAGAAATAGCGTATCTCAAAGTGATTTCAATACATGGATGGATGCTGTACCTAATGTAACAAAAGCAACCTACATGGCTAACATTAGCTCATTAACCATACCGACAGCATCTCAGAATGCAACGGCTGTTAGAACAGAGCTCAGCACAGAGTTAGCACGTATTGATGAGAATGTGAGTAATACCAAGAACGCTAATGTATTGTCCATCAATGGTGAGACAACGAGTGGTATCTCTAGTATCAAAACCACTATAACTCAAAGTGATTTCAACACGTGGATGGGGGCTGTGCCTAATGCAACCAAGTCAACATACATGGCAAATATTGGTACATTGGTTATACCTACAGCATCTGAAAATGCGACGGCGGTCAGAACAGAGCTAACCACAGAGCTATCACGTATTGATGAGAACGTGAGTAACACTAAGGACGCTAATGTTAAACAGATTAACGGTAATGCCGTATCATCTGTATCAGACTTGCATTACAACATAACACAATCAATGTTCAACTCATGGATGCAGAATGTCACAAGTTCGATCAAAAACGAATATAAAGGAGCTGGTGCTTCATCATCGTCAGGGTTAACATCATCTGAGTTAGACATGTTGACTACCATATATAACCGAGTTAGAAAAGCAGGTTTATTTTAATGGGTGATAAAACACGAACCAAAGGGATAAGAGTTAGAGCAACTAAACTATTGACATATAGGTTAAAACGTATTGTTGATTTAATACGTTTTACCATGAGCGAAGATCCTTTAAAAATCAATAATTTTTTTGAATATAACCTACCGAAGATAGACGATTTTGTTTTCTTTACTGACAGACAACTAATAGACAATTATGTTGAATGGTTGATATACCATATAAGAAATGAATTAATAACGCCAGCTGAGTTTTCACTTGGTGAAGTCGACAATCATATTATAGCTAGCCATTTAGAGCAAGCGTATCTCAGTGGGGTTGCCAAAACTCAGACATCTTTAAAGCGAGATAAGAATATAGAACGTTTTATAACAGGTGCAAACATAACGAATCCCCATCATTATCAACGAGCAGAGATATTACATGGTAGAGTATTCTCGTTGCTTGAAAATATATCAGAAGAAATGGAAATTGGCATTAGACAGATACTGACTAAAGGGATGTTAGAAGGTAAGGCGACAAAAGTATTATCGAAAGAGATGGTTGAAAAGGTTGACGGAATAGGCAAAAAAAGAGCATTGTTGATTGCTAACACTGAGATTGTACATGCTCATCAAATGGGTGCTGTGGCTGAAGCAAAGTATTTGCAAGAGGTAACAGGAAGAACTGTCATGATGTTATGGAATACGACTTTGGATGGTAGGGCTAGGGATCATCATGTGACGAGACATGATAAATTATACTCTATAGAAGAGGTAGGTGCGTTACTTGGTGAACCTAATTGTAGATGTTCTGTCACTGGTGTAACAGAAGAAATTTACAATCTTTTAAGAAAAAACAATTAGATATATAAAAATAAACATATATCTAAATAATGTACTAATATGTAA